GTGGCGCGCTCCGTCGAGGATGGGCGCTGGTATACTGCGCTCATTCAGAATTGTTGTATGGGGAAGGGCCTGTCGTACATCGATCCGGGGATCGTGCCGACGTCGAACAGGAACGCGTTCTATCAGGCCAGGAGGATTTTCTATCTCCGTTTGGATGAATTGAAAACTTGATACTCTGGGGGTAGTAGATCCATGTTATTTTATTACCGTTGAAACCGGTGCCATGGCCGGTTTCTTTTTATTGCGGGCGCGGTGCCTCCTCCTTGGCACTTGCGGGAGCGGCCTAACGCTGGCGCGTATATCCAGCGCTTCAGAGGTGGGACGGGCCGCGGCATTGATGGGAGGGCGACATGAGCGACGAATACCACCGGAAGCGTCATCGGATGTGGCGTGAGCAGGTGCTCCGGCGGGCGAAATATCTCTGCGAGGAGTGCGCCAGGTACGGGCGGAAAACACCGGCGACGGTGGCCCACCACATTAAGCACGCCGACGAATTCCCGGAATTAAGATATGACCTGAAGAACGGTCGAGCGCTGTGCGCGGCCTGTCACAACAAGTACCACCCGGAGAAGGGCGGAAAGACGGCGGCTTACTGACGCTTGCGGCCCACTTAGTCATAGGTTAGTTCGTGCGCGTGTGCGCGTGTGCGCGTATATGCGCGGATTGTATGAAAAAAGATCCCCCCGCCCTTCCATTTTTCCCGCCCGTGGGGGTAATTGACCGGCGGGGGAGCCTTTTATATCCACGGGCCGATTTTGAAAAAAGGCGGTTTTTATGGCTTTCGAGTTCCAGGAGTTCACGTTCGGAGAGGATGAAGAACAGGAGCAACAGTCTCCCGCCCAGGCCGTCAAGGTCCATCATCGCTACGGCCACCGACACATTGCGAGGAAGCTGACCAGCGAAGCCGCCCTGGCCGACAATCTCGACTGGCACTTCCGCCCCGGCGACTGCTTCCATTGCTTTTCCTTCGGCGACGTGGACAGCCTGACCTACGTCAAGCACATCCTCCGCCAGCAAAGGATCCTCTACCTGGCCATCTCCACCTGGTGCATGGCCGGAGAAGACATTGACGATCTCCGCCTCTGGCATGAGCGCGGGATGCTGGGCCGCGTGGACTTCTATGTGGGCGAGATCTTCCCCGGCAGCTATTCGCACGTTTACGCCGCCGCGCTGGATTTCGTCGCCGAGTGCGGCGGCCGCGTCGTTGTCTTCAGAAATCACGCCAAGGTGACCATCGTCGTGGGAGAGCGCTTCGACGTCCTGATCGAATCCGGCGCAAATGTGAACACGAATCCGCGCTCCGAGAACACCGTCCTCACGGTGGATAGCTCCCTGGTGCGCGATTACGTCGCCCTGTTCAACGGCCTCCAGTCCTTCGACACCGCCACGCGGGACGTCCAACCCTATCAGATACCGGAGGGACATGATGAAAGCATCCACCGCGAAGGGATTTCGGGAGAAGATCCGCGCGGCTTGCAAAACAGTCGGAACGTACAAGCCTGAGTTCGAGCCGGTGATCTCCCGGCTGGCGGATTATTACCTCCGTCAGCGCCAGCTCGACGATATCTATCTCCAGACCGGCGGCCAGCCGATGGTCAAGATGAAAGGCACCAACCTGGCCGTCAAAAATCCCGTCCTCGATGAAAAGGACAAACTGAACCGCCTGATCCTCGACCTGGAGCGGGAGCTGGGCCTGACGCCCGCCTCCCTCCGCCGCGTGAATGAGGCCGCCTTCAAGGTCAAGGAGCAATCCGGCTTCAGTCTTGCCCTGGCGGAGGTGCTCCATGGCCAAGGCGCTTAAAGGCAAATATCTGGATGAGGTCTTGCAATACGCCCGCGGCGTCTCCGACGGCTCCATCATCGCCGGGGAGGATCGCGTCCTGGGCTGCCAGCGCTTCCTGGCCATGCTGGATAATCCACGCTACGACGTCCGCACTCAGGGCGCCGATTTCGTCATCGGTATCATCCAGTCATCCTTCCGCCACCGTCAGGGCGAAAAGCTCGACGGAACGCCCTTACGCAATACGCCTCTGCTCTTGGAGCCCTGGGAGAAATTCTGCGTCTACGGGATGCTCTGCTTCTTCTATGCGGGCACTCAGGAGCGCGTCATCAAAGAGGCGTTCATCTTCATCCCCAGGAAGAACGGGAAGACGATCTTCGTCTCCGCCCTGGCCTGGGCGCTCTCCATCCTTCAGCGGATGTCCGGTTCCGTGGTCTACGTTGTCGGAGCCGCCCTCAAGCAGGCGCTGGAGACCTTTGATAACTGGGATTATAACCTGGAACACGTCCAATATCCCAACAAGCGGGCCGCCACTCAGGACGGCTGGAGGATCTACGACAACTCCTTCGAGCACTCCATTTCCCACCCGGATCTGGCGGGCGGCTCCGTCTCCCTCAACGCCCTGGCGTCCAACCCGGACGGCCAGGACAGTTTCAACTGTAACATCGTCATCGCCGATGAGATCCATGCCTACAGGAGCCCCTTGCAATACAACGTCCTGAAAGAGGCCACGAAAGCGTACACCAATAAGCTGGTCATCGCGATCACCACGGCGGGCGATGACGGGACTTCATTCTGCGCCCAGCGCCTGACCTACTGTCGGAGGGTGCTCCGCGGCAAGTATGAGAATGAGGCCCTCTTCTGCTTCATCTGCTGTGCTGACCAGGATGAAAAGGGAAACGTGGATTTCCTCGACCCCATCCAGCACCAGAAAGCGAATCCTTCCTACGGCGTGACCATCCGCCCCGCGGATATCATGAACGATGCCCAGCAGGCCGCCGATGATCCCCAGCAGCGCAAGAATTTTCTGGCCAAGTCCCTGAACATTTTCACCGCCCAGCAGCGGGCATATTTCGAGATCGCCAAGTTCCGATGGAGCAACGCGAAAGCGGGCGAGGCCCTGGGCATGGATCCGGACTGGACTTTGGATGAGAAGATCGCCCACATCCTGACCCTCCCGGTCAAGTGGTACGGCGGCGCTGACCTCTCCAAACTCCATGACCTGACCGCCGCCGTGCTCCACGGCTGTTATCAGGATATCGATATCTGCCTGCCCCATTGCTGGTTCCCTGTAGTCGCCGCCCACATTAAGGCCGACCAGGATAACATCCCCCTCTTCGGCTGGAAGGATGACGGCTGGCTGGATATGTGTAACGCGCCCACCAACAACCACGCGGACGTCGTGCGCTGGTTCATTGACCGCCGCTCCCAGGGCTTCAAGATCCGCCAGGTCGGCCATGACCGGAAATTCTGCCGGGAATACTTCATCGGCATGAAGAACGCCGGATTCACGATCATTGACCAGCCCCAGTACCACTACAAGAAGTCCGAGGGCTTCCGCCGGATCGAGGAAAAAGTTCTCAACGGCAAATTCTATTATTTCGGCTCTGACGCCTATGAATACTGTGTCCAGAATGTCGCCGCCGTCGAAAAGACCGATGACATGATCCAGTATGAAAAGGTCGAAGATAACCGCCGCATCGATATTTTCGATGCGGATGTATTCGCCACCGTCCGGATGCTGGAGGATCTTGAACGTTCCCAGCGTGCCGCGGATTGGCTGTGAGGTGATGCTTATGAGCAACAGAAAAAAACGCTCCCGCTATGGCCGGGACGCGCCCCAGATGAAGCGGACGGAGACCACCGGCGCGGTCTTCACCCTGGCCGATCCTGATACCTGGACGATCCTGTGCGGAAACGGCTATAAGCCGGTCATCCAATGCCCGGAGGTACAGATCTGCATCCAGGTCTACGCAGAGCTGATCGCGTCCATGACCCTTCGGCTCATGCGGAACACGGAAAAAGGCGATGTCCGGGTCAAGAATCAGCTGTCCCGGCTCATGGATATTGAGCCGAACCGCTACATGACCCATATGTCCTTCTTCCAGACGCTGGTCCGGGCGCTCATGGAAACGGGAAACCAGGTCACCTATCCGCGCTACCATCAGGATTACCTGGCGGAGCTGCTCCCCTTGCGTCCGTCGGAGGTGACGTTCCTTCCGGACGGCCAAGATGATTATCTGATCGGATATCGTGGTCGGCATTTCCGCCCGGATGAGGTGCTCCACTTCATCCTGAATCCGGATCCGAACGATCCGTGGAAGGGCCAGGGCTATACCGTTTATCTCCGGGATATCGTGAAGTCCCTTCGCCAGGCCAACGCCACGCGCCAGGCGCTTCAGGAAAGCCCCGCCCCGTCCATCATCGTCAAGGTGGACGGCCTCACGGAAGAGTTCAAGAGTAAAGAGGGCCGGGAGAAGCTGGCCGCCATGTACACGGATGCCGATCGGAAGGGCCTGCCCTGGTTCATCCCGTCGGAAGCCTTCTCCGTCGAACAGGTGAAGCCCCTGAACCTGACCGACCTGGCCATTAAGGATTCTCTGGAGCTCGATAAGCGGGCCATCGCCGCCATTTTCGGGATCCCGCCCTTCCTGATCGGAATCGGAGATTTCCACCTGGATGAGTACCAGCATTTCGTGACCACCCGCCTGATGGCCGTCGCCCGAATCATCGAGCAGACCCTGACCCGCGGCATACTCTACTCCCAGGATCTCTATTTCAGTTTCAATCCCCGAAGTCTGTACAACTATAGCTTGACGGAACTGGTCAACGTGGGGAAGGAACTGATCGATCGGATGGCCATGCGGCGGAATGAGCTCCGCGATTGGCTGGGCCTGCCGCCGGATGAGGAGATGGATGAGCTCCTGGCCCTGGAAAACTATCTCCCCGTCTCCCGCCTGGGAGACCAGAAAAAACTGAACCCTGACCAGGAGGGAGGTGAGAACGATGAACCGGAACAAGAACCAACAGACCCGGACGCATGACGCCCAGTTCCAGACCCGTGAGGAGAACGGCGAGCGCCGGATCGAGGGCTATTTCGCCGTCTTCGGCGGGACCTATGAGATGTGGCCCGGCGCTACGGAATCCATAGATCCACACGCCTTCGATGACGCTCTGGGCGACGATGTGCGCGTCCTGATCGATCACGATACGCGCCTGGTGCTGGGCCGGACGTCTGCCGGGACCGCGCAGCTGCGCGTGGATGAACACGGCCTCTGGGGCTCTGTTCTCATCAACCCGGACGATACCGACGCCATGAACGCCTACGCCCGGAACAAGCGCGGAGACGTGAATCAGGCGTCTTTCGGCTTCGATATCCTGGAAGAGGATACCGAATACCGCCAGGATGGCTCCGTCCATTGGACGGTGAAAAAGGTGAAGCTCTACGAGGTTTCCCTCTGTACCTTCCCCGCCTATCAGGACACCGAGCTCCAGGCCCGGAAAGCGGACTACGCCAACATCCGCGCCCGCCAGCTCGACGTCTGGAAAAACACCATGAAAGAGAGGCTTGCAAAATGGCTCTGAAACAGTTGATCCTGTCCCGCAAGATCTCTTCCGTCCGTGAAAAGCTGACCGCTGCCGAACAGCGGAAAGCCGATCTGGACGCGAAGCGGACCGCGCTCCAGACCCGCGAAGCGGAGCTGGAAGAAGCGGTGAAGGAGATCACCGACCAGACGGAAGAAACCGTCAAGGCGGAAGTCGAAGCCGCCGTCAATGAGTTCGAGGCGGAAGTCGCCCAGGTGGAGGCCGATCAGGCCGCCGCCCAGGAAGAGATCGTCAATCTCCAGCAGGAGATCTCCGATCTGACGGCTGAACTCGATGAGCTCAACAAGAAGGTGGAAGAGACGGAACCCGCCGATCCCGCTCCCGCCGATGAAGTGCCCGCGGACGATGAGGCCCGCGCAGAAAGGAAGGTAAAATCCATGAATGTTCGTTCCATGTTCGGCTCCGCCCAGCAGCGGACCGCTCTCTTCCAGCGTGAAGATGTGAAAGCCTTCGCCCAGCGTATCCGTGACCTGGGCAAGAACAAGCGCTCCGTGACCGGCGGCGAACTGCTGATCCCGGAGGTCATGCTCCCCATGATCCGTGAGCAGGTCGAGCAGAATTCCAAGCTGATCAAGTACGTCAATCTCCAGTCCGTCCATGGTACTGCCCGTGAGACCGTCATGGGTACGATCCCGGAAGCCGTCTGGACGGAAATGTGCGCCAACCTGAACGAGCTGACCCTGACCTTCAATGATGCGGAAGTGGATGGCTACAAGGTCGGCGGCTTCGTCCCCGTCTGTAACGCGCTGCTGGAGGATAACGATGTGAATCTGGTCTCCCAGATCCTCTTCGCCCTGGCCCGCGCCATCGCCATCGCCCTGGATAAGGCCATCCTCTATGGTACTGGTACGAAAATGCCCTTGGGCGTCGTCACCCGCCTGGCCCAG